TTGTTAGCAAGAGCAGAAGAAGAACCAGCGACTTCATCGTTGTTTGATCCATCTGCACCGGACTCGAATGCGAGGACTTTTCCGTTTGCCCTGTCGTATTCTAAGAGATATCCATCCATGTTCTCAATGTGAACAGTTTCGATGTTATTCACGTATTGCGTGAGATCAAGAGTTTCTCCACCAGTGGAGTATGTTCCACTGAAGGTAATTTTCAGAGCAACGGTTAGCCTGTTGCCTGTCACGTTCGTTCGTCCAAGTTGCTCTGCTGTGAGTGCCATATGAAGATAGGTGTGGGGACAATCCTATTTAATGAGTATTGAAAAAAAATGCTCATTCATAGATAAAAATCAATCTTGCCGTTCCGCCCGTAAAGGCTCCAGCAGTGGTTGCTAAGGTAATTGTCACAGCTCCGCATACTAATCCAGACCATGCAGCCGCCTCATCGATGACCACTCCTCCGGTCTTAGCTCCAGATGGAGCTGAGACTGTAAAGTGAAGTCCGCTGCTAGTTCCACCATCTGCATTCATGTTTCCTCCTTCAGAGGTTTGGAAATTCAATGGCGTGTTGCTGGAAGTCCTGTAGTCAAGGAATGATATAGTGTCACAGTAAGGGTATTGCGTGTTTCCTGCATCTTCTATATCCATAGTTAGCTGTAATGTCCCGCTTGTAGCTGTCACCGATACATTGGATGTGATCCTGCTTGGGTCGAGGATAACACGAGATATCTTGCCATTGAGCTGGATAGTCTGAGAGACTGTAGCCGCAGCTGGCATAGTTATCTCGACAAATTCCCGATTGACACGGGTTTTGCTGCCGTATCTGCCATCACCGTCAAAGATTGACGTAGGATTATCGGTCATTCACCGCCCTCCGCCAGATATTGACGTGCTTTGCCGGTCAGCGATGACTTAGTATCAGTGTTGATTGTAGCAATACCTCTGCTTCCACACCAATTCTGCATCTGGGCTCTCGTCATTCCAGCAGAGAATCCTGCATCCATCAGTATATCGTCAGTCACATCAGAGGCAGACATAGCTGGCTCTTCTGATTCTGCGGTCACTTCTGGAACTTCTGGCTGTAGATCATCACTGGTGACGATTGCGGGTTCCGGTTCCGGCTCTGGTTCAGGTTCTGGTTCAGGTTCTGGTTCAGGCTCCGGTTCGACTACAACAGGCTCAGGCTTGGGCTTAGCTTCGAGTGCTTTGATAGCTGCTTTGCCTATGTCTTTGCCCTTAGTATCAATGACTTCCCACATTGTTCCGCCATTGGCTATGTTTGGAAGGATCATTTCCTCGATCCACCAATCAGGAACGTCATCACGCTCCCTGCCTCGTCCAAAGCCATACCTTACGCCTTTTACAGCGAACTCTGTGTATGCCCTCGCCCCTACATACTTCAAGGTTAGAGCCACTGGGCTCACCTCAAGCATACAGGAATACTACTCTGTGCGTGTCACCAGCTGTTCCCGATCCAGATGTGAAGTTAATCACTCTGTTGTTGGTTCCAGATAGGTAGATTGCTGTTGGCACTTCAAACCCGCCAGCCATGTTGCTGACGGACAGAATAGCTAGTCCGTTGGTTCCGCTTACTCCACTTATTCCAGTGGATGACAAGTCGATAGATGTTGCACCAGCTGAGTTGAGGACGACATCAAGAACCATTATCTTGACACCTTCTTCACCGTCTCCAGCTGCTACACCAGCTATGCCGTTAAGCCATGCGGTGCTTCCGTCTCTCGTTCCCATCCATAGACCTGTGTCAAGGATGACTGATGCTGTTGTTTCTTCTATATTTCCTACTACTGCCATATTTTTTCACCTCTTATTTTCTCCACCATATCTCCAATCAGGCACTCAAGTCCCTTATCTTCCCGTGTGCACCGTAGAACAGTTGCCATAGGTCTCCCATTGTGTGGAACATACCCATCTGGCCGAGCCTGTTGATTCCGAATGGATCGCCAGTCTCTATACCGGACTCGTGGTAGAGTGTTGGTTTTGCTGTGCAGAAATACATATAGTCAGTGTCCATGTAGTAAAGGCGACTTAGTCCGCCACCGTCTTCTACTACGTCCTTGGATGGGATCAGAGGCACTCCGTTGTAGGTAGCTACTATGAAACCAGCTTCCATACCGGGAACACCCTTCACGCCGTTCACACCGGGGACGACTCTCTTCATCTCTGTGAACCTCTGCTGAGGTTGTAGGAGCTGCTGAATCTTCTCAAGCGTATCGTAGCCAGTTAGGATAACCTTTGGCTGTCCACCACGCTCCCAGATGCTTCGGAACATTCCATCAAGGATGTTGAGGGTTAGTGGCCTCTCTGTTCCACCGCTTCCAGCATCTACGTTTGCGTCATACCAGCTCTGTGAGGAACCGTCATCAGCTCTGTCGATGTTGTATTGCTTGTGGTCGCCAGCGGAAATGTCGCTGAAGCTTGTAGTCTCGATGTTTGTAGCTGAGATGCACCTATCGATTGACTCGAAGTTGTTCAGGGTGCCCTCTCTGTCGCCCACATCGTCAAGAAGCATCTTGTTGATCATCTCGGCGTGGTGCTTTGCCATTTCCATCTTCATGACGGCACGAGCATCGCCCAATCCGTCATCCTTGTCAGCAAGGAACATTGCAGTCTCGCTCAGATCGAATGTGTGAGCTACGGTTCTTGGCTTGTCGCTGACGTGAGCAAAGGTAGGCTTGCTGGTGTCAGGTAGTGTGCCGTTCTCAGGAAGACCGCCACCGACATCATCGGATGGCTTTCCAGTAACGACTCTCCAGCCGGACTTCTCCCATGGCTTCTTTGGTAGAATGGAGAAGGCGTTGAACTCTTGGTTCAGCTGACTCCATACTTTCCTGCCAAAGATAGCTTGGTAGGTTCCTGTAGTTGAGCTCATTAGTGGAGAATCTGCCTTTAGTAAGTCAGTTCCACTGTATGCCCATGCGTTCGCTCCTGATCCTGCACCGTAATACATTCTCTCCATGTCTTCTATTGTTCTTATGTATCCTCTTGATCCACTCATTTTTTTCACCTCGTGTTTTACTCAAGACGATTACTCGCCTCGGATGGCCCTCCGTGCCAAGTCTTCGACTGCCCTCCAGCCCTCAAGGTCGTTGCCCATTGCGGCAAATTCCTCGTGGGAAGGGACACGAATGTCAGATGTTGCGGTTTCTGCGGACTTCTGGATTTCAGCACCAGTCGAACGCAGGCTGGTAATTTCAGCACTTAGAGCTGCAATCTGTGAAGAGTAGTCCTGAGACTTTCTCATTTCTTCAGCTTTTGCAGTCTCGGAGGAGTATCTGTCCTCCCACTGTGCCTTGACCAGAGTCTTGAGTGATTCTTCATCTCTCATTGTAGCGTATGCCCTGTAGCCTCTCTCAAGGCCCTCTGGGGTTATGTCGCCAGCTTTGATCACGTTTTCGTTGCCAGATGCCTCGTTGTATGCCATGTTGCTTACACCGGGCTGCTTGATGACGTAGTTGTTGCCACCGGGAGCTGGTAGAGCAGGCTTCGTGGTCTCGGTTGCGTCTTCGCCGCTGCCGATCTCATCGCCCTGTCCTCTGTGAGAGTAGCCGCCTTCTCCGTATCCGGGTAGGTATGCTTTCTCAAGACCGAAGTGCCCACGTAGTTTGTCAAGGTCAATTCCCTGCTCGTGTGCGAACTTCTCAAGAGTGTCTATGTATGCTACTGCGGAGTCTTCGGATTTCGCTGTGTGCTCTTCCTCTTTGTCCTCCATGTAGGCACCTTTGTCCTCTTTGTCCTCTTTCTTCTCTTTTACAACGTCCTCGTCCATATGCTTTAACACACGGGAAAGTCCGTCTCTTATTTCATTCAATGCTTCGCTTTCTGTCATTTTTTCCACTTCCGTTTCATTATCCATTTTCAAGATTGTATATCGAGCTTCGGGATTGATTCCTTTCTTGCACAGAGTAACCTCGTGCAATTCCAGCTCGGTAATCTCACGGTGGTTGCCGTGCTCAGGGGTATGCTTGCTTACCCTGAACAATGCCTGTCCACCTATGGAGAAAGCTCGGAGGTCTCCGTCACGGATTTGCTTCTGCACCTCCCTCGCTTTCTGTATGTCGCTGCGTATCTTGCATACGACGAAGAGGCCGTGGTCATCCACTTCGGATTTCCACATTCGGCCTTGTGAATCAGTGTGGTCAGCGACAACCTCGCCAACCTGAATACCGCTGTGAGCCAGTTGAACATTTCTGAACGCTCTGTTGTCCATGAAACTCTCGAATGCTTTCTTCAATGCATCAGAAGGTATTCGATCTCCCTGCTTGTCCACCATGTCCACACTTGCATATCCTGCGATGAAAAGCTCCCCATTGCTCTCCGACTTCATAATGAAATCAGAACCCACCGCACTCCAGTTAAGAGCGGGTTGTAATGCAGCTCCTGCGGACACCATTAACCGACCATCGGGTTTCAATCGTATATGAATAGTAGGATGTCAATCCTGACAACCTTATCAGCTTATTGAATCGTTACGAACGGTAGGCTGCGGGGCTGTTTGCGATTTTTTTTCCTTTTTTGGAATACGCATAATCGCCTCACCCTCTACAATCTCAATCTCCGGCTTCTCAACGTCCTCAGACATGACGTTTAACTGAGCTATCTCCTCTTTTTCACGATCATCATCCCTTCCTTGCTTGGGGTCTCCGAACGTAGTATTCTCCTCTTCCATAATTTCTGTAGGGCCCATAGGTGCTGTGATGTCTGCTTGCATACCCGACCAAGCCCCGCCATCTGCCGAAGCTGCATTCATTCTTGGATACTTGAACTTCTCAATAGCAGCTGGACTGTCCACTATATCATCATCTATAGCTTCGTTCAAAGTCCAAAGACCGTTCTCTGTTTGCTCTATACCATATTCAGCACCAAACTTGAGGAGATGAGAATGAGTAAGCCCCTTCACTGCTTCCTGTAGATTTTCAGTAGAATGAGGCTTATTCGACTTCTCGATGAATGTCACAACATGACGCATCATGTTCTCAATGTCGTCAGACTCTTCATCATTTACAGCTGGTGCCTTATTCAGCTTCTCTCTCTTTTTCCTCTTTCGAGATACGGAGTGAACGGGATTGACCGTCCCCGGCGAAGTGCTCATCACAGTTCCGCCCGTGCCAGCTGCACCGGCAGCTGCGCCTCCTTCTTTCAAGATAAAAGCAGCTGGAGGTATCCAGAAGTCCTCTTGAGACTGAGCTTGTTTTACAAGATATGGCAGGCCATCATAACTCTCAATATACATTCCCTTGTCGTCTTTAGCTATGTTCACCTTGACCACTGAAACAATTTCTGGGTATTCCAAGTATATCTGATTATTACCCACAGACACTTCAGGAAGTGGAGGATATATCAAAGACTTTGAGATATCGTCATTGGCGAATAATATCCACTTTGGGTGTAGCTCCTTGTCCTTGATGAATGTCGATGCGGAGTCTCTAACGAGGAACTCTCCTCTGTCAAAGGAGGCTATGGCCTTGACCAGACCCTCATGATCTGCGTAGACGCAGTTGGATGGTGCGGGGAAGTGAATGTTTTCTGTGGAGTTATACAGCGTCTTCAGGACATTGATTCTATCCTCCAATGGCTCAAAGGACAAATCTGTTCCCTTGTGAACGAGCAGGTCGATGACCTGAAGCCTATCGTCATGCAGATACGCATCTATAGTAAAGTCGCCTTTTATGGACTTGAGGTCTTTGGCGATGTCTTTGGGCATACTGGGTTCGAGTCTTTTGCCCTCTTTCTTGATTAGCTTGCGGTCTCCTTCGGGCTTCTTTTGCACTACCCAATCTCCACTGAATCCCTTCATGGTCTCCAAGTCATCTAAATCCTTGACAATGTGAGCTGGTTCGATCAGAACCTTACCAAACACACCAGTGAGCTTGTAATCGTCGGCTTTGTGCAAGTCAGACAATAAAGCTGGGAACCCCCTGCCATCTCTCTCCAAGAGGTTGATTTCTCTGTCCTTGGTTCGTATAGCCTTAATATTGAATGATGGGTCTACAGCTCTAATGTGCTCTTCATGGGCTGTCCTCTGCATAATATTGAATGGCTGTTCTGCCATTCCAAACTCTATCTCATTAGTATCCGGGTCAAACTTCCATGTTAGCGTAGCTGGCATCAAGTGACCCCACGCATCTGTATTGCCGGATATGAATATTGGAGGAATGACTGCGGTTGCAGATGGAGATAGAGCTTGGAAGTGCCCCGGAGCTGATATCAATTTCTCAGCTGATGTATCTGGAAGGGGCATCTCAGTGAGCATAGCAGTGTCCCCCAATCTCATCATCCGATAATTTGCAGCAGCAAGAAGCTGTTGTATGTTGCCTCTCGCTATTGTATTGGACTCGGTATCCATGAATTGCTCATTCTGTGTCTTACTTCTTAACGACTCAATACCGAACTGCCTCATAACATCATTCGCCAATCTCTTAGCCTCAAGGGACAGAGCATTGCTACTGAAAGTATGAAGTTGATTATGCAGGTCATGGAATTGAGGATTTGAATTGGGATGTTCCATACCTATGAATGGGGCTAATGCGGCACCATGCTCTCCCACACTCAGCATAGCTCTACCGAATGGACTGAAATTGTATGCGGTGTGAGGTATCCTCATCACAGAACCCTGTCCTTCTATCTCCGATGGGTGAAGATGATGGTGATGCGAGGCCCCCCCGCTCCAGTTGGCTCTCTTCCTCTCGAAGTCGAGATTGACTTGTGAGTCCGATGATAGCACCTGTGAGTGTATTTGCTG